CACGCTTGTGCGGTCTGTGCATGTTCAGCAGAACGCATCATCAACACCAAGCCCGACATCTCCACCGGAGGCAAACGTGCATCCCACTCCCCCGGAAAATCGTATCCCTCAGCCTTCATCTGCGTGACGCGCTCCTCAGTCTTCGCCACGAAACGGGGTTTCAGTTGCCCCCCGGCCGTGAAATCGTGCCCCCCGTACCGGCGCAGATCGAAGCGGCTCGCTCGCCCGTCCAGAATCACGGGTTTAGCACTACGACTCTTGATCTTTGCGGCTACCGACTCCGCAAGCGTAGGCTCCGGAACCGCGACAGGGCCCTTCTTATCGGTCATGCTCTTGTTCGTTTCGTTGCTCATGGTTTACTCCTTACCCTCGACTCTTACGTTGCGCCGCCAGACCTTCCAAAAGCCTCTTCTGTTTCTCGTCGTCGCCGGGATACCGTCGCTGCGCCCAGGCCTTATCCTCGGCCGTCTGCACATCCGACTCGTTCCCCCGGCTTCGAGAACTTCCAGTAGAAGGACCCGGAGGAGCATTCCCCCGAGCAGGGGCACTTTTCTCAGCGCCTGTACTTGTACGCGCAAACACCGGTGCATACTTCTGGTCTGATGCCACTCGCTTCGCGAAATCAGTGAAGGCTTCCTTGGATGGATCGAACTTCTGGACGATCACCTCTCCGAACTCCGGATTCGAAAGACCGTAGTCGGCCACCAACTCATTCACGAGACGTTGCGTCTGAAGTTGCTTCTCCAGAGTCGCGACCTTGGTGTCCGCCTCGATGCGCGCCTTACGCGTGTCTTCCATCTCGGCCTTCACCCGGTCCGAATCCGACAACTTCGCGCGCTCCTGGTCACGCTTATAAGTCTCGAAATCGTCCTTGATCTTCTGAAGTCCTTGAATGGCCCCCTTCAGGCGGTCATTCTCCTTCTTCAGAGATTCCTCTTCAGGCTTGGTATTGGTCTTGTCAACGGCACCAGCAGCAGACGCAGCAGCCTCTGCGGCGATCTCTTCCGCACTCTTCGACATATCGTGCTCCCTACTTCGTTTGGTGACCCGGTCGAAGACCCGGGATGAGAGCCCACGTGTTATGCCGTGAGCAACGTTGCTTATCCTAAACCGAACAGGTGCTCGGTGTCAACAAAGGATTCACTTACCCGTAGATTTTGTCAAGAAGGGTGTCCAACAATTTCTGAGCCGCTTCATCCAACAGTGCCTCGTCGGCCCCAAACATATCCGGGCGCCCCCTGTCTATCGCTTGATCCGCGGCGGTACTATTGGCCCCTGACGAGAACCCGAATTCGATATCCCCGGAATCCACCAAAGGAAAGAATTTCCAATCTCTCCAGGCATTTCCTTTGTTGGAAAAAACGAAGATATCGGAAACCAATCCGACCTCTTCCCGATACTGCTTGTAGCCGCCTTTGTAGAACGAACCCCATCCCCGGGGCGGTACTTTCTTGGGTTTACCGAGTTCGCTAACCGTTGCAACTACTGGATTCGTACTGTACCCGGACAGGGTGCCAGTCTCCCCCTGCCCCGTCTGAGAGACACGGAGTCGAATGCCATCGCGCACGATCACGGCCACTCCTAGCCGATAGACTCTCCGTATTTCGGAGGCCTCGGGGACTACCTTCCAGGTCATTTCCAGGCTCATAGAAGCCCCATGGAGGCAGCCTTCTCCTTGGTGATCGGAAGAAACATGTGTCGACAGCCGTACCCCCCGCAAAGGGTCTTGACATTGGGTGGAACGTATGAGTGGAGCGAGGGTCGGGAGTTCAACTCATCCACTCCAGCATCTGTATATGCCGAGCGCTCCAAGAGAATCTCTCGACAGAAAGCGCGGTTCCGTTGATCCAGGGGACCGTCATAGACCCAGAGATGCTCTCCCTGTTGATTGGCGACCTGTTGCATGAACAGCCGATCGTAGACACTCAGTGAAGTGTCCAGTCCCTGGATGAAATCCGTGATCCCTTTGTTGAGGGCTTGTTCCACGGCCTTCAGGAGATCCTCTTCCATGAAGCCTCCAATCTTCCCCTCGGCAATGCGCAGACGTAGCGACGACGCCACCATCTCGATACGAGCATTCTCCCGAGCAACGATCGCTTCTATGGGAATCTCGGATACCGAGGTCTTCATCCCCTCCTCAAGGATTTGTCGCCGGCGGTCCAGAGGCAGTCGCGTCACGATATTGTCTAGCACCGAGTGCATCAACAGGATCCACCACGCCAGTTCGTTCGTGTCGATATCCGAGGAATAGGCGCTATCGAGAATGGCCTGCACGAGGGCTGACACCCGTGCAAGCTCCTCCTCAAGGAAAACGTCAGAGACCCTTGCGAGGTCCTCAAACATCTTCTTCATTTACTGGCTCCTGCTTTGCCGACAGTGGCGTTACCTGACACCGAGGTCACGTTGCCCCCAGTTTTATCTGCCGGTCGATCAGGATTCATAGGGGGGTTCCCACTCTGTCCGATTCGAGGGGCGCCGCTCTGACCGAGAGCCGCCAGCGGTTGCGGACGATCCTTCTTGTTCTGCTTGATGATGTCATCCACGATCTTCTGTGCGCGGGGTTTCGGAATCTGGCGTTGAGCCGCCACGATGTCCGCGGTGTCCACGATGTTCATGTCGAGATTCAACTTGTTGGTGCTCGCGTCCGCCAGGGGATCCGTCACCGGCGCCAACTCCCCAAACTGCACCAGGATGGTGATGGCCTCCTTCGCGGGAATGTTCGGGCTGTCGAAACGCTGAATGGTCAGGAACAGGCTCCCTCTCGGATTGTGGTAGTTCCAGACAATCCCCGTGATCCAATAACTCTCGCGCTCGAAGGGGACCCACTTCGGGTACTCGACCACGCGACGCTCAGCGAGCGCGATACGCCCCTGCGCCCGCGAGACGCCGGACTGAACCTTGGTCTCGGGGTCCACCAGCTCCGGGTCAATCTGGTGCAGACGAGCCGCTGTGCGCATTCCTTTGATGACCGCGCCTTGAGTCTCCCCGATGGGGGCTGCTGGGTGTGCGAACTGAAGTTTCGCCATCGGGTCTCGCAGAATCACCGGGGCGGCCGCGCTGTACGGATTGGCCTCGACCTCTTCCACGTCAGTGCCAGAGAACACCGGAATCGCAAAACCCTGGAACTCCTGCGTGTGCGTGACCCCGGTGAACCCTCGATCGAACACCTGATTCTGTTGAATCAGGGCGTCCGAACCAGCATCGTGCACATGTCCCGTGATCTTGAGATGCGTCACGAGGATGGGCTTGACGGACTTCTGAGTGTGCTCGTCCTTGTACGGATTCTCGTTCACTCCCTCAATAGTGAGGGAGAGGTCCCGATAGGGGGTCCCGTCCTCCGTCTCATACCACCAGGAATCGCGCCACCAGCACTGCCAAATGATTTTGGTGGTCGGGGTCTGTTTCGTTGCCCAGTCCAGATCCTGGCGAATCGCCACGAAGCAGTTCGGATGCTGGAGATCGTCCGGTCGTGACTGGTCAGGAATCACGTACACGTCGTGAGGTTGTAGATTGGTTTTGACAATGCGCTCATTGTCTTCGTCATATGAAACCTGTTGAAACGCCGTCGAGAAAAGTCCGGTCCACTTGCAGAGCTGATCGGCCTTGATGTCATGGTCGGCCGACTTGTAGACACGATTCAAGATATCCGTCGCGTCCGCGTCGATATCCTTCCCCTTCAACACTTCACGATTCTCGGGGGGCACCGAGTACACAATCCCGGTGTTGTCCACCACCACCTGAGTAAAGTTGGTGACCATCGGCTTTACTACGGTGTTTGTCGTGGCATCGGGGAGCATCGCGCGGATATCGTCCCACCCAGACCCGCTGTGGGCCGCTTTCCAGACCTTGGGCGTGATGTAGGGACGTCACTTGATCGCCGAGGGGTCCACGACCACCTGGTTCACCTCATAGTACTCAAAACGTCTCCTCATCTCTGCTGCGTACTGTCCGAGCATCCACTCAGTATACGACGACATGCCCCGTCGCAATTCGGACAACCCCTCCAGCTCCGGGAATTGGTCCAGGTTGTACTTCACCGGCTTGGAGGTCGGTTTGAAGATATTGCGCAACGTATTGATGATTCCCATCTAGTCCTCCTGGTCTTCTTCAAGACGCCGATGTTTGCCGCGTGTCACCTGAGAACCAAGCGCCGCCTGGCGATAGTATCCGTACTCGTTATTCATCAAGATGTAGTGAAGGGCGTCGATTGAATGCTTCCACTCGTTCTTGGTCTCAGAGGTGATTTCGTCAATGAAGTGTCCCTCTGTATCCTTCCCTTCTTTGAACGCGAAATTTCGAAGAGCGTTGATGATACCCCTCGTCTTGCGAGACCTCGGAAGGAGCGCTTTGTTGATGAAGAGCTTCCGCTCCCTCAGAAGGCGATCGATCACATCCAGTCGCGTCAACAAGGCCCCGGTATTGGGAATCTGATAGCACTTGGGACGAATCCCCATCACCCGTCGAATGATGTCCGCCACGCTTTCCTTGCTCAAAGAATTTGAATGTCTCTTGTGAGAGTCCTTGGGGTCGGAGGAAAACGATTTGATGTTCCCGAGCCTGAATCCCCTCTTCTGGAGGTCTGCGAGGGTCTCCTCCATCTGCATGCCCTCGATCACGATTTCGTCGTAGACCATCCAGGCATTTCGCTTGGGAGACTTCCGCGACATGATCACGGAGCCGGTGGCCCACCCGGGGTCCATCCCGATGTGCCAAATCAAATCCGGATATTTCCGGGGACTCATGTCCATCTCAACCAGATGGGTCGCTTCGTCGAACACGTGACTGAACCGCTGCCCCCCAACGCCCTTGACCCATTTGCCGAAAACCTGCATGTCGATCATCGCGGTCGACGCATGCGCCGCGTCTTCAAAGAACCCTGGGTCCAACATGGGATTGCTCAAGGCAGAATCCGTGAACGCGTCTACGTCCGGGCGCGGCAGGTCTGTCGTAGGATCGAAAAAGACTTCGTACAGAAAGTGACTCTTCTCAGGGGTGCCGACCACCGCCACTCGATGCACCAGCGCGCGGGGATCACGCACACGTTGATTGGCACGCGTCCAGATGTTGTGACTCGTGAGAAAGGTGCCCTCATCGATATACATCCCGGCCACGTCCGCCGCGATCGCGCTCTCCTCGTCGTGCAGACCATAGAAATTGAACACCACCCCGTTTTTCATTTCTTGGCGGCGTTCGTCTTTGCTGTCAAACCATCCGTTCCTATTCTTGCCCGTAGGAGAATGAATGGGGCGTCCGATGTGCGCCTCGAAAGAGGAGAGCATACCACGAAATGCAGGGGCCAGACGATTTGTGATGTATCGGCTATGGGGCGCGGCCATCACCAGGCGCAGAGGGTTACCCTTCCAATCCTTTGAGAGTTCATTCTCCCACCAACCATCCTGAGCAACTCCGTCCATGATCGCGCGCACCGTTAGCACCCTTGAATTGTGTGAGACCATAAAATCGGCTAGCAGGAAACGTGCATCCCCATCCAGACTAAAACCGTAGTACGTCTCCTCCCCCACCGGGGTAATACTGAATCCGGTCCTCAATACTTTCTTGATCTGTTTCCTTTCGGGCAGTTTCTTAATCCTCGACGGGATCTTAGTAGCACCTGAAAGAATCACTCGCCAATATTTTCCAACGGCTCCGGTCTGGCACCCCTTCATACAGGGGCTGATCGTGGCAAGGATACCGAGTGATTTGGCCACGAACACCACATCCTCAGCAAGTCGTTGTGATTTAGAGGTGTAGTCGTAGCAAGTGTTCATCTTGGACCCGTCGGTATCCATGAGTCCTGCCAGCAGCTCCAGCCTTGTCTGCTGACTTCCGAATTTGTAGAGGTCTGGTATGAATTTATTCCCGGAGTTGTGTCCATGAACCCCTAGCCGTCGCAGCTCTTTGGTGATCGGGTTCAAAACCCCTGGGGTACCCGAAGCATACCACGTAGGGGCTGTTCGTTTGTCGTTGGGAGTGCATACCCGTAGACCAAAACGCGCCGCCTCCTTAGACCATGCCTCCAGAATAACCGGGGACATTGTAGTCACAGTAGGTGTACTTAGGATACTTCCATCTCCCAACAACAACCCCATGACATAGGGAGAAATTACTTCGGCTTCCAAGGATCGCTCAAAATCGACCGCTTCGGAATAGAAGAGCTTCCACCTTTTCTTCCTTGCTGGCCCCCAGGCCAACCATTCCTTCACCGAGACATCTTGAATGTCCCCATCTTTCCATTTCGAGAATTCTTTGGTTCCACTACACACTAAAGTCAGAATGTGGTCCCCATTCACGAAATGAGGAGTACCGATCACCGGACGCACCTCATACATCAGGCCGTAACCCGTTACAGTTTTTTCGACTGTTCGGATACCGCACATCCCCAGCAGTCGATCCCCAGGAACCACATTCTGTACTTCCACCGTATCCCCCGAGGACCTCAGAAGTTTGGTACCTTTCCGGAGACACTTTCCGTTGCCTGCACCAGTAAAGAGCCCGATACGCCTCTTGTCCGATTCAAGGAATTTGGCTTGTCCTTCCCACACCATGAATTCGGCCATCTCCTCGCCGAAATCAAAGACGGGAATGTCAGTATCACTCATGCTTCCTCGTATTCGAGATTGTGCGCACGCGCCAACTCTTTTGCTTCAGTGTGTCTCCCCAACTTTTTCAGGGCCTCTAGCTTCCGCTCCGGGGAAGTGTGGCGCACATCGAATGTGATGTTCGCACGCTCCGGCGTGTCCGAGGCCTTGGCTTTGTGTTTCTTCTGAGCATCCAAGCGAATCATCTTGGCGTGGATGACTTCCTTATTGGCGCGAATCGCCACGTCGAAACGAAGTGAGAGTTCCTTCTCCTCGATCACTTTAGCGGCCGCCGGAGGTTCGACCACATCGCCCATCTCAACAATTTCGCCCTCGGAAAACTCCGTCGCACCCATGCCCTCAAGCGCGCGCCGCGTCGCAAAACGCGCCAGCACCTCCAGGCGCTCCACGGATTCCGAGAAGTCCCCGAGCGTTTCTTTCTCGACATTCAGGGCTTTGCGCATATCTACGGGCAGATTGCGATGCCACGCTTCCTCAGCCATGCATCCCTCCATGCTCACTCCAACTTGACTTTATACCTCGAAATAGGGTACAAGGTCAAGCCTTAGGAGGAGATATGGCCCAAGAAAAAGCAATCGCGAAAATCTTCACCCGGTACAAAGATGTCTTGACGGTGTTCCGTGTAAGCTACCTATCGGGGGCCCGAAGCATGTGGGTTCCCTCGGGTATGTCAGAGACCATGAATGCGTGGTCCTTCGCGGTCGGTGTCCCGTTCTACTATCTACAACTCTACGACGAATTTGGTCGTACCTCTCGGGTGCCTTGTGACTCCCCCTTCTTCGAGACCTACGGTGTACGTTTCACGTGGACTGGTCCCTCGGAGAGCCCTCCTTATAAAACAGATACGCGCCTGCATAGAGGGATGGACTTCATCAACACTCGTGCCTCAGTGCGGCCACCATCAAGAGCAACCTCGGAGGGACCTTCTCCTTCTGATTCTGGAGCCACTCGATATCCCAAGGCGTGCCCACTGGAATGAGACCTCCCTTCCCTTTTTGAAAAGGGGTGGCCCGACAAAGGGGCACTTCACGCTGATACCAAACGTCCCCAACCCGCCGCGCCTCGGGTGCTTTGCATTCCCGATGCAAATCTGTCAAGGAGATACGTGGGTATGCCAGGGGATCGTGAAATGATTTTGCGATGACGTCAAGTACGTCGTAGGCGTCACCTCCCCCCTCTAGGGAGTTCGTGACCAGGGGAGAGTTCGGGGAGGCCCAGTCGTCGAGAAACGCATTCACATCTGCGTCCAGGACCTCTCCGCCAGGCGCATAGAAGCCGCCGGACAACGAAAACCAGTTTGCTAGAATGCTCTTGACAGGGCCGTCAAGAGGTGTAGGGAGCAAGTATCCGTCCCTCCAGATCCAGAGACGAGAGATACCGGGCAGCCCCTGCCATTGGAACATGTTCATGTCCACGGGCTCCAGGGAGCCCATGTACATGAGTCGTGCGAGCATCCAGGCGAACTCCCATCGACAGCGTAGGATGTAGTCCTGGACCCACTGCTGAATGAGCTTCATGGGGGCCGTCACTTCGAGCGACGGGCGCGCCTCAAACCGCTCCACTTCCATGTAGTCATCAATCAGCACGGTGGTGCCGAGATTGTATAAATCGACGTACACCGGGATGTGGGGCTGCCGGGGGTTACGGATCATCTGGTCGAGCCGCCGTAGTCGTTCCTCTGCGTCTACTCTTGCACCAGCAGGATATCTTCCAATGGCAAACATCGCACGCCTCCCCCAAACTCGATGTACTCGGTGGCGCCCACGCCCGCGTGTGACGGGAACATGACCCGGTCCCCGACCCGGAGGTCATTGGAATTCACGCCGTGGGGCAATTCCAGAACCGTTCCCCAGGTCGCGCAGCCATCGGCCATCATCTGGTCCAGCCCCGCGTAGGAATGAATCAGCGCACCGGCGCGCGCCTTACTCTCGTCCTTCTGCACGAGCACCCACCCGGGCGCGGGCAGCATCTCGAACCCGTCCGTCTCTTCAAGCGGCTTCCCGATGGCGCAGATTTCGTCATATCGGAGAGCAATGAATTTCGAAGCCCGGTCCTGCTCCGACCCAGAGACCGCCCGAGTCGCCAGTACAGTCCCAACATCAATCCGCTGCGTCGGGAAGTCCGTATGGAAATCGCGCTCGATTGCCTTCCCGGGGGAGGGACCATTCCAGGATCCCCCTGTTGAGAGGCATCGGAACTTCCAGGCCGGCGGGGAATCCCCAAGGCGCCGCACCACCACTCGGGTAGCGTTGATGTTGTCCTGCTCGACGGTCTTGGTGCTGGCCAGGAGCAACCCTCCCGGGCTGAATCCTTTGCTCGAAATGTACCCGAGACCTTCCACGAATACCTGGGAGATTTCGGTCCACTTCTCGCAGATCACGTACCCGGGCATCGGGCGCACATTGTCTTGCTCGAAGACCGCATCCAGATCACGAATGGAGGGCATGGGTACTCCTACTGAATGTGTTTGGCGCGACCCTGGATTTGAACCAGCCTCCTAGTCCGCTCGCACGGACATCGCGCATATAGAGAGGGCGTTCCACCCTCGAGCACGTCCTTACCACTTTTTCAGGCAGTGCCCGTGTTTCAACTAAGCCTTCTACTTCTCCCGGTACCAGGCCGACACTAAGAGAAGGCGTCGTTCAATTGCAGGTCAGAGACGATCCTTGCAGTCCACGACGGTCTTGCCCTCGGTGGTCCAGCGGTCCTGGAAGGGCTTGAGCGCGTAGTTGCCGTCCCCACGCACCTTGCTGAAGAAGAAGAAACCCTTCTTGCCCTTGAACGCGATACCGGGGCACTTCAGCGCGGCGTCCTTGCATGCCACGCGGTAGCGCTTCTCGGCCTCCACGAAGTCATTCTGCGCCTGCGCGAAGGCGTCCTTCGCATCGAGATACTCACTGACCGCTTCCTTCGCAACTGCCTTGACATCGACTTCATCACCCATGGGAACCTCCAAAAGTTTGTTCTGTGGATAAACCACTTGAGGGAAAAGACTAACCTGAACCATCAGGACACGTCAAGAGGATTGAGCGCTGCCCTGAGAGTTTCATTCCAGAGTTTGAGAGTAGACACATCAATACCCCCCGGGATCCCGTGCACCAACTCCGACCGATCGGGGACGGTGAACGAGTTGTAATAGATCGGCAAGCCCAGGTTATTGGCCTCGGTCACCTCCCCCTTTGCTCCGTTGGAGTAGAGCCAGCCATCGACCATGCATACGGCGTCACAACGAGCCATGAGGGCAAGGGTGCCGTCGATCCAATACTGGTAGGGGATCTCCGAGGCCGTCCGGTCGAACCCCGCGGTGTTCAGATGAGGGATGACCGGGTACCACCCCTTGCGCACCATGATTTGCCCGACCTTGGCCGCAGCCTGGATATTGAGGTCAATCTCCTCCGGCGTCTTCCCGGTGTAGGCACCGGCCACGTAAATGAGTTTCATCTTCTCTTTATAGTTCATCGGGCAGCTCCAGGTTGAAGGCTGGGATCGTGTTGTATACGGGCAGCGTAATTCGCCCCCGTACCGTATTCAATCTAAATCGCGTGGGCCACGTCTCCCCTCCTCTGGGGGATCTGCCGCACCAGTTCGTGACATCGATCGGGGTGTCTCCTTCTGGTAGGACTTCTTCCGTCAGGGCGTCAGCGCAGTATGCCACGATCTGGACGGTGCGTTTCATGGCCTCCGGGTTGTTCAACCAGACGTCCCAAGCAAACGGTTTCCCAGGCGCCTCTGTCAAGAACTGGGACAATACCTCCACATCAAGTTGTGTAACGGCCGGTGCCACGGTCTGTTGACGGGGCGGCCGTCCCGATCCCTTGTCCTCCCAGGCCGGAAAGGCTGGATCGATCCAACAGAATTCGGTGGGGCGCACCAGGAATTCAGAATTGACGTTGTCCCGCTGCTCGAAAACGAATTGCAGCAGACCCGCGAACTCGTTCTTGGACATCTCCGGCATCTGATACTTGGGGTTCTGATTGAACCGGAACGCCCTCATCCGATTCCACATCACGTGGAAGCTCAGCCACTCGACGATATTCGGGTACCAGTGTCTCGTGGTGACCGAGGCCTTCTTGCTGTGCAGGAGATCCAAGAAGCGATAGGCGGCCTCGAAATTCCCGGTGCGGTCAAGAACGAAGTAACAGCTCAGGGATTCCCTGTGGTGTCGCCGCCGATAACGCGAGGCCCCTACCACCCTCACTTCCGGGCCTCCAGATAGTCGTTGAGAGAGGCCTCCGCGCGCGCCTCGTTCGGGGCCATGGTCCCCAATTCATGTGCACATCGGAGTGAACACCAGCCCGTGAAGTTGGCGTACTTCTTGTCCCTCTGTCCTGACATCGCGGTGTGCTCCAGGGGGCTCATGTGCGGGGGATCCGAATACGCCAAGGTCTTGAAGAGGTTGTAGTCGGCCTTCAAATCCCTCTTCCCATCGTGCGTCAGATAGGACACCCGCGCACACCTCGCCGCAGAGAGACGCATCAGGATAGAGGTCGATAGGGCATCTGCGTCACGCTCTTCTTGAGTGATGAAGGGGAGATGGAGATTGACCCAGGCGGGCTCTGACGCCTTCAGCTTCTCCTTCATCATCCGCGCCAACTTCTGGAAGCTGGGTTCGGCCGCGGGATGATCACGGAGCTTGAAGAAATGATCCCACACTTCTCCGGTCCCTGTGAAGAGTGAAACGATTGTACTGAACGGCTCCAGGAGGCGATTCACCCACTGCTTATGGACCCCGAGCGCGACCAACTTAGTGGCCGCCGCGATCGCCTCCTCGCGCGCCTTGTGCCAGACCCCGTAGGCCTGCAACGCCTCATGCTCGGGAAGGGCCTCCCCGGCCTGCATACCCTTCTTGTTGAGCCCGAAATCCTCCGGCTCCGGCACCACCTCGTGATCGAACAGCCGAAGCATCAGGCGCTCTGTAGGGATCGCGCGAGACGATTGGGCACTTCGACTGAAGACCCTATGGGTCATCAACTCTGAGTGGATGTACCTCGGATACTCCAGTGCAAAGGTTGTGATCCTCGCGCCGGTAGGACTCACGGAATCGGCCACGATCTCGGCCGAGAGATAGATGCTCATGGTTCCCCCTTGCCTGGAATCTGGTTGTGTGTCCAGTCTCTCATGGTTCCCTCCGGATCCCAATCATCGGGTACTCCGTATTGTGCGCCTTCATGAGCGCCCTCAGGGTCTCGATATCGAACACGTCCGGTCCTCGCCCGGCCTGCGTGGATACGAGGGTCACCGTATCCTTGGTGAAATCGACCAGGATCTTCTCTCCCCCTACCGTCGCGACGGATCGGCGCACTGTACGTTCTTCTGCGTATGTATTGCCCATGATCTTACTCCTTCTCACCATGTGTTTCGTTTCCTTGCCAAATGGCCTCGCGCTCGCCGGGGACGTACTGGTGACCGTCCCATACGAGGTGGACCTCCTCCCCGTCTCTCCCGGCCGCCTTCGCGCGTTCCAGGGCCTCCAGAATCGTCCGGGCCACCGGGTGCCCCACATCTCCCGGGTCTCCCCAAACCACCACCACGGGCTCAGCAGGGGCAGATCGCGCCTCACCCTCGGCCGGCCGCGCCTCGGGCTTGGCCGAGGCCTCCCCCGTATTCAAAGTTTCTTCGTCAGGGGGACGAAAAACGCGCCTCGGCCGCGAGCGAGGCCAGGAACTCGGAATCCTGTGCTTGACAATCATCGAGATCCGGTCCCTCCTCTGCCACCGAACCACACCCCCCGCTCCCGTCGCACACCTCCCCACACCCCCCGTCTCCCCCTCTGCACCCCTCCGACGCCCATGCAGCCTCTAGCGCCAGAGCTAGATCACGGCGCACCCCTACCCCGAGACGTCCATTCAGGCGCGACGGCTGTGGTACGGCGCGGAGCCCGTCGGTGGACGACAGGAACTCCTCCAGGCTATTTTCTAACACATCTGCGAGGTCTTGTCCGTCCTCCGCCGGGAGCACCGTCAGTCCCAGGTCCGGGAAGAGGTAGCTCCCGTCTGAGGTCTGTTGTACGGGGTACAGCAAGTGGTACTCTTCACCTTCCTTTCGAGGGTAGAAGGACAGGCCGATATCGAGGTACTCAATCACCTGTGTAACGGCCTTCTCCAGGATCTCCCGAAGAGGTACGAACGGGGCGCACTCGGCGGTCAGATCCAGCC